GTGGGCATCACCGGCCACCCAGGCCACCCAGCGGCGCACCCAGCCGTCAGGTGTCTTGGCCTCAAAGCTGCCGTTGCCGTCGGCAAAGTGGGCCACGAACTTCGGCCACAGCACAGCGAACTCGGCATCGGTCAGTTCCGGGAATCCCTGCAGGGCCTCCTGCTGCCAGTCTGCTGGCAGGGACTGGTGCCCCAGTTCAGCGAAGCGCACCCGTCCGGCCACTGGTGCCGGGTTCTGGAACTCTGGCAGTTGGGCTGTGGCTGGTTCCGGCTCATCCTCGCACGCAGGTACGCGCGAAGGGGGTGTGGGGGTTTTATCCTGTTCCTGTTCCTGTTCCTGTTCCTGTTCCTGATTAGGCATAGCCTTGCAGGAAGGCTTAAGCGAAGGCTTTCCGTAAGCCTTATCGAAAGCCTGCAAATACTTGTCATTCAATGCTTTGAGGAATTGCCGCAGCTCACTGACGGCCTCATCACGCAGCGCACACTCAGGCAGTAGAGCAGCTTCACGGCCCCAGCTGGTTGCCACGTTGGGCGACTCGGGCGGGTTGTATTTCACAGCATTTGGGAGCCACACAAACCGGGCTTTAAAGTCAGCTTTGACCATGCCTTGATCGAAGGCTTCCCGAAAGGCTTCGTCAAAGGCTTCCTGTTCCCAGTCCAGTTCTTCGGCCATGGCAGCGCGGCCAGCCCGGAACATGCCAGGCACTGGGCCGGTGTGCGGGCCAGTCAGCAGGAAAAACCACAGGGCCTGCCCAGATGGCTGCATCGGTGACAGGGCGCGGAACTTTTCATCGCTCCAGGTGCGGGTTTCAATCTTGCGGTAGCGGCTCATTTTGCTTTCCCCTTCTGCTCGGCCTGCACCAAGCCGGTCGGCAGTTGTTTGATGCGGCCGCCCTGGGCCTGCCACTGCTGCAGCTCGGCAGCCAGCTGCTCATGGCTGGGGCGGGGCTTTGCGGGCTTTTCCAGCACGCCGAAATATGTCGAGTTACGGGTCATGCGGCACCCCGCTCAAGCGTCACTCGCCGAAACTGGGCGGTGTGGGTGGCCACCGGGGACACGGATTCAACGCGCAGTGGGCCTGCGCTGGTCGGCACCAGCTCCCCCACCGAAAAATGGGAGGCGGCTGGCTGCCAGATCGTGACGCGCCCTAGTTGGCGCAAGGCTTCAAGGTCATTGGCGGACAGGTGGATCATTTCCGCCCCCTCGCAAAAAATTTTGCGCACTCGACACACTGATTCGAGCTGACATATCGCGTCGTGAGTCCATGGCGGAGACATGCGCCCCCGGTGTAGACAGACTCAAATTTGCGTTTGGTCAATTCCTTCTGAGCCAGCGGCACTGCGTAGGCCAGCGCACTCACCAGCGCGTCGGAGCCGCGGCCTGTGCGCTTGAAATCGCTTACACAGGTTTTGCTATATCCGGAGATGAGTGAGGCAGTTGTGCACATCCCGTGTGCCTGCAGGGCTTCGCGGATTTCTTCGAGGGTCATACGTAGCTCCCTGCCACCTGGATGGAGGTCTGAACGTCGGTGATTGCCTCAACAAGCCGGTCGCAATCCATCTCAATCAGGTCCTGCTCAATTTGAGGCATGAGGTCTTCAAGAATGCAGACCAGATTGGCAGCCTCGGTCGAAAGATCATCAAGGGCATCAAGCACTGCTGGTGCGTCACGATCGGCGATGACCTCCAGCTCCTCACATTCTTGTTGGCTTTCCAGCAAGGCATCGTCATACCGCTGGAGCAGGCTCAGAACTCGCTCAATGTCTGGAGTTGGGTTGTCGCACAGCCGGTTGATGGCCAGCAGGTCGGCGCTGTCTGCGATAGGGTTTTTGCAGATCAACTGGGGACGGATGGCGGGCAGTACAGTGCTCATACCGCACCCCCCGCAGCAGGAATCGGCCCCAGCATGCGGGCAACCCCGGCAGCTATCCGGCATATGCACCCCGGTCAGGCGCTCGGCCCAGCGGATTTCCTTCCGCTCGTAGTTGCTGGCCGGTGCGCCCTTGGCGATTTCGGTCAGGCGACGGCGGCTCAGGGGTGCAACGGTGGCAACGGTGTTGATCTGGTCGGCGCAGGGGCAGGCTTTGGTGCTCATGCCACACCTCCGACCACAGTCAGCTTGCCCCGGCGCTCAGCCATGGCAGCCAGACGGGCCATCCCAGCCGGGGTGATGATGGTCTGAGCGAAGACCTTTTCGCCCTGAACGGTTTGCCGGGGTGTGCTAATCCTCTCGGCCAAATGGCCGGACCTCACACGATCGGCATATGGGCGCAGGGCTTGAGACTGGTCCCGATACAGCCAGCGGCACTCAATCAGCCACTGAATGAAGGCCCGTTCAGGGATGGCCAGCGTTTTTGCAGCGTCACGAATGCACAGCTCGCCCTGGGCCTGGCTGATGCGGTCATAACCGGCGGCTTTGGGTTCAGCCACAACCAGGCGGGCCTGCTGCTGTTCCACCCGCTCAGCCAGATCAGCAGCCAGGCGCAGGGCCTCGGGCAGGGTCCTGGGGATGGCGGACCGTTCCAGCTCAATCCAGCGGTCGATGATCCTTGCACGCATCTCTGGGCTGTAGCCTGATGCGACAATCATCGTGTTTCGATAGTTGAGCAGAAATTCAGGGTACTGCTGTCCGTTCTGAGGATGGGTGTAGGGGGTCTCGTTTCCAGAAACGACACCCCTAGCAATCAATCCCCGCACGGTTTTCAGGACGCTGTCGTGTGTGGTGCCGACAAGCTCCGCAATTTCGCGGCTGCTCATGGTCTTGGCAGCGGTTGACAAAACGGGAAGATTCATGTTTTCATTTCCTCGGTTGTTGGGCCTTTGGCCCGTTGCTCCTCCGACCGTACGACTTGGTAATCAACGGTCGGAACAAGAAGCCCCTTCAGCAATGACGGGGCTTTTTGTTTCTTCTGATTCAGCAAAAAAAGTCCTGTAGTACATGGCCTGCAGGCGTCTTGCCTTGCTGGACAGCACTTCCTTTTTCTTGCCGGTCTTGATCTTGCTGACGCTGCTTTGAGCAATGCCAGCGGTCTTGGCGATCTGTTCCTGGGTGTGTCCTGCCTCTAGCAGGGAAAGCACCATGTTCTGCAGCTCGGACATTGCGCGGCCCAAAATATTCACTTGCCTGCAAGCTTATTCACTTATGAATTGACAGTCAATCACTTCTGTTGTACAAGTGTCTTAATATTCATCTTTGCATAAAGCACCATGGAAGCAACTCTCTTGGCGTTTGGGCTAGACATGAGCACTTCTTCCTATCTCACCCAGAACCTGCGCTATCTGATGCAGGAGAAGGGACTGACGGCTAACCAGATTGGTCAGGGTGGCGGACCATCGCAGCCGACCATCAGCAGAATCTTGAAGGGGAACAGTGCAAACCAATCCAGCATTGAGGCGTTGGCGTCATTTTTTGCCGTGCCCATGGCGGACCTGATTGGAAAGGATCTCCAGCACGAGGCACAGATCGCGGCTTTTGAATCGCCTAATGCAGGGCCGCTGCACAAGACCGTCACGGTCATTTCACAGGAAGAAAGCAAAAAGGAGGTATCGCTGATAATGCTGCCATCGCTAGATGTACAGGCAAGCTGCGGGGCTGGTCGGGTTGTTCTAAATCAGCCATCCATTGGGGATGCGGATGTTGGCCTGCCGGCAATCTGGTTCAATAGTCGGAAACTTGACCCGCAGTTCTGCGGGACATCCATCGCCCATGGCGATAGCATGAGTCCAACAATCCTGGACGGGGCTACCTGCATCATAGACTTCAGGCCGTCCTCTTGCGTCATCAAGGACAGCAACGTCTACATTTTTTGCTGGGGTGATGAGTGGTTCATCAAGCGCATCTTCAAGACGCAAAGCGGCCTGATGCTGCGCAGCGACAATCCAGACCGCAACCGCTATCCAGACAAGCATGTAGAGCGAGAGGCCATGAACCATGTGCGCATCCTGGGGCGTGTTGTCACGGCTATGTCTGACATGTGACCCTGACTGATCTACAGAAGCCCGGCCATTGAGCCGGGTTTTTTGTGTCTACTGTGTAAAAATATTCACTTTTGATCTATGCACTATTGACTATCTTAATTCACTATTGAATAATACACAAACCAAGTCGAGCGGCAATAGCCGTGCAGGAGCAACAATGAACCAATTCCGCGAATTCCAGGAGGTCGCGCACCGCGACCACCCCAACCCGCGCCCAGTGCGCCCCACACCGCCAGCCGCGCCAGCAGTGACCCGCCGGGAAGAAAGCCCGCTGCGCACCGCCCGCGACCTGTCCTTTTTCCTGTGCATGGCCAGCCTGATGATCCTGGCGCTCAACGGACTGCGGGGGATGCTGCCATGATGCTGCTGCCCTGCCTGCCTGACCTGCGCGTGACTGGCCTGTCCATCCCGCGCCCCGTGCTGACCCGCAAAAATGGCCATGCCATTGCCCGCTTTCCAGCCGGGCTGGTGCTGATCCTGAATTATGGGAATGACGAGGTTCGCCTCAGTGTGTCCCAAGGTCTGATTGGTGGTCGGTGCGCCCTGATGTCCTGTGACGACGATCTGGATGCTGAGTATCTGCCGCTTCAGCTCTCAGACTGCGGAACCTACTATTTTGGCCGGATCGCTGCGGCTCCAGATGGCCTGCTGCCCATGCCCGTGGGCACCACCATCGGCCTGACCGGCCCGCAATGCAGTGATCTGTTTGCCCTGCTGGAAGATGCCGTTGTGGACATGGCGCGTGCAGCGGTGAGCGAGGTGGCAGCATGAAACTGATCACCTGCCAGCAAGGCACCGCCGAATGGTTTGCCGCCCGCTGTGGCGTCATCACCGCGTCCAAATTCAAGGACGCCACCGACCGCTATGTAAAAGCCACCGCAGGCAAGCAGCCCGGTGACTGGAAGCCCTGCGCCGAACACTACGCCTTTGCCATCGCCGTGGAGCGCATGAGCGGCGAAGTGCTGGAGGACCAGTACCAGACCTACGCCATGCGCCGGGGGCAAGAGCTGGAAGCCGCGGCCCGCCTGCTGTACATCGAGCGCACCGGTGCAGAAGTCACCGAGACCGGCGTGGTGGTCACCGACTGCGGCAACTACGGCTACAGCGCCGATGGGCTGGTCGGCACGGACGGTGCTATCGAGATCAAAAGCCCCCTGTCCCCGCGCAGCATCCTGCCGGTGCTGGCGGGGGACCTGTCCGAATACATCGACCAGATGCAGGGCGGCCTGATGATCAACGAGCGCGAATGGTGCGACTTCGTGCTGTACACCCCGCAGCTGGCCCGTGCCGGCAAAGACCTGCTGATCCGCCGCGTCTATCGCAATGACGCCTATATCAAAACCCTCCGCGCCGACCTCGACCAGTTCAACGATTTGGTCTGGGACACCATTGCCAAACTCTCCGCATAAGGACCAAAAATCATGGCCGCAATCCGCGAAATCCAACCCCAAAAAAGCATTGCCGGACTCGGTGCCGTCCTGGCCACCAAGCTGAGCCAAATCCGCTCCGTCGTGGCCAGCCAGGTCACCCCAGAAAAAATGGCCCGCGTGGCCCTCAATGAACTGCGCCTGAATGACTATCTGGCCAAGCTGGCCATGGCCAACCCGGACAGCTTCATCAATGCCGTCCTGCAGGCCAGCCAACTGGGTCTGGAGATCGGCGGCGCACTGGGCCAGGCCTATCTGGTGCCCTACAAAAACGAGGTGAAGCTGATCGTCGGCTATCGCGGCCTGCTCACCCTGTCGCGCCGGTCCGGCTTCATCACCAGCATCAAGGCCGAAATGGTCTACGAAAAAGACACCTTCGAACTGGAACTGGGCATCGACACCAAAGTGATCCACAAACCCCGGCTCGACGGCGACCGGGGGGCACCCAAGCTGGTGTACATGGTGGCCCACTTCACCGACGGCGGCTATCACTTTGAATGGATGAGCATCGGCGAAGTCAACAAAATCCGTGACCGGTCTGCTGCCGTCAAGTCAGCCAAGAGCAATGGCAAATCCACACCGTGGGACACCGACTACGAACAGATGGCCCTCAAGACCGTCATCCGGCGCGGCTGGAAATTCCTGCCCATGTCGATCGAGATGCAAAAGGCCGAAGTGGTTGAACACGCGGCAGACACCGGCAAAGGCCTGGTCGTTGACGGGGACAGCATCGAAATCAGTGCCGAAGCCCCCGAAGCCGACGTGACCCCTGAGCCTGTCGAAGCCCCGCCCGCCCGCGTCACCCAAAAGATGCCTGACAAATCGGTCAAGGCCATCGCCAAGGAAATGGGCGCTGCGGCCGACATGGACACCCTGGATCGCCTGCATGAGACCCGGGTGGCCCCGTACACCAACACCATGACGGATGACCAGATCGACCTGCTCAATGCGGCCTATGAAGCCGCAGAATATCGCATCAACGCAGCCGCCCAGGCTGAACCCGTCCCGGCCTCCACCAGCCCAACGGCTTCTGCCGCACCGGCTGCCGCCGCCCCTGATTTTGAATGGGAGTGATCGCCATGCACCTCCAGTCCCTGAAGATCAGCAACTACTGCGGCATCCGCCACCTTGACACCCCGATCAGCAGCCCTGTGCTGCTGGTCTCTGGGCCTAACGGCTCCGGCAAGTCCAGCCTGCAGGATGCTATCCGGCTGGTGCTGACTGCACAGCTGGGCCGGGTCAGCCTCAAAAAAGACGCCGCCGCCCTGATCCGCGAGGGCGCAGAATCGGCTGAGTGCGCCATCACCGCAGACGGCCAGCCGCACCGCGTGACCATTGCCCGCACCGGAAAAATCAGCGACAGCCTGGCTGGAACGCAAGAGCATCCGGCCCTACCCTACGTCCTGACCCCGCGCGCATTTGCCAACGCCAGCGCAGACGCGCGCCGGGTGCTGCTGACCCAGATCACCGGCACCAGCGCCAGCCCCGAGCTGATCGCCCAGCGCCTGCGTGAGCGGGGCATCGATGAACAGCGGGTTATGCTGGTGCATGGTCTGCTGGCCGCCCAGAGCATGGACACCGTAGCCAGCCATGCCAGCGCCAAAGCCACTGAAGCCCGTGGGGCCTGGAAAGCCATCACCGGCGAAGCCTACGGCGACAAGAAGGCTGCCGGGTGGCAAGCCCCCAAGCCTGTGATCGACACCGCCATTCAATCCCGGCTGGAAGGCGAGCTGGCCCAGGTTGACGCCGATCTGGAATCCGCCATCGGCCAATTGGCCACCACCGAAGCGCAGTTGAGCGCAGCGCGGCAACAGGCTGCCGAACGCAGCCGCCTGCAGGACGCCCCGGCACGACAGAAGCGGATCACCGACAAGCTGGCCATCGACCGGGCCGAGCTGGAAAGCTGGACCGCCAGACTGGCCGCCGCACAGGACGAACTGGCCGGCATCACCCGCACCCCCGACCTGCTGGCTTGCCCCTGCTGCGCCGCCCAGCTCTACCTCGATCAGGGCCAGCTGCACGCTTGGCAGCCGGCCAAAGTCCAGTCCCAGCCCCGCCACAGCGCGCAGGACGTGACCGAGTACCAGCAATCCGTCGCCCTGTACAGCCGTGCCATTTCTGCGGGTGAACGCGATTTGAACCAGGTGCAGACTGACGTGGCCAGGCTTGACGCGCTGGACAGCAGCAGCATCGACCAGAGTGCTCTGACGGCCAATATCGAGGCCCTGCGCAACCGCATCCAGCGCCTGCGCAGTGAGAAGGTCAGCCTGACCAAAGAGCTCAATGACGCCATGCAGCTGCAGCAGCAGGCCAAGTTTGCCGATACAGCAATCGCCAAAGCCGCCGCCTACCACCAGGATGTTCAGCAGTGGTCGCGTGTGGCAGAAGCACTGTCCCCCAGCGGCATCCCCGCCGAACTGCTGGCCAGCGCACTTCGCCCTCTCAATGACCTGCTGGCCCAGTCTGCACTGGACACCGGCTGGATGCAGCCCGCTCTGGACGCTGACATGGCCATCACCGCTGGTGGCCGCGCCTATGCCCTGCTGAGTGAGTCCGAACAGTGGCGCGTGGATCTGCTGTTGACGGTCGCCATTGCCGGCCTGTCCGGCCTGCGCCTGGTGATGGCGGACCGGTTCGACGTGCTCGACCTGCCCAGCCGCGGCCAGTGCATCGGCTGGCTGCAGCGCCTGACTGGGGCGGGCCAGCTCAACACCGTGATCCTGTGCGGCACCCTCAAGGCAGTGCCGGCCAGCACGCCAAAACTTCAAACCCTGTGGCTGGGCCGCAAGGCCCTTAGCGAGGTGGCATGATGGCCAAAAAGACTCTCAACCATTTGACCGCTGAAGAGCGCGCCCTGCTGAAGGGGCAGTTTCTGGCTGCGCCCATGGATGACCTGTTTGAACAGGAAGCCGTGGCATTGTACCTAGGGTGCAGCACCAGCCTGCTGCAGCACTGGCGCAGCCATGGCGGCGGACCCGCATTCTCAAAGATCGGCCGCACGGTCAACTACTGCAAGCGTGACGTGGTGGAATATCGGCAATCAAGAATCGTCCACCACACCGCAGCCTATGCGCGTGCCTCCTAACTCAGCTTGAACTTCCCCTGGTAAATATCTTCGATGCGTTGCATGGCAGCACGAAGCTGCCATTCAAACACCTGGACATAGCCTGCCGTCACATCATCCACCGTGTGATTGAGTAGCCGCTTGATGGTGTACTGGCCCATATCCAGCGCATTCGCAAGCGTGCTGAAGGTACGGCGCAAGTCATGCAACATGATCGAGACCTCGGCACGCTGATTGATCGTCCCTAGGGCATGGGCAACGCTGGTCAGATGGCCGGTCTTTCCACGGCTTGATGCAAACACCCATTCAGAGTGGCGCCGTGCGTACCGTTGCTTCAGCATTGACCATAAAAACTCCCCGACTGGCAGTTCGTGGTCCTCACCATTCTTGGTATCAGGGAAGATCACCAAGCCCCTCTTGATGTCCACCCGATCCCAGCGCAAAGCCTCCGCTTCGCTGCGCCGACAGCCAGTCAACATGCAGAACAGAATCAAATCCCGAGCCGAATCCCTGGTCCCGTCGTCTCTGAGGCTGGACTCATCCCGATAAGCCAACACCGCTGCCCAGTACACGGGCAGATCCACCTCACGCAAATGACCTTTGCGACGCTTGATCCGGTTCCATTTTTGCTTGGCCTTCAGGATTGCTACAGGGTTTGGCAAATTGATCGGGACCTCAGCAGTACTGTAGTGGACCAACGCATGGTTATACACTGCCCGGAACACCTGCATGGTCAGGTTGGCCTGTGAAGGACTGTAGGCGGTCAGCTCCTGATGCCGCCTCTCCACATCATCCCGGAAAATTTCAAAAATCGGTTTCTTTTGCCAATCAGGCAGGAAGCTACTCATGCAGTGTGTGTAGGTCTGTACGGACAGCGGCTTCAGCTTTCGATCTTCCAGATAGACTGCAAATGCATCAGCTAGACTGGGGTTGGGTGGTGGCTGCACGACGGCCTCGGCCTTTTTCACCCCCAATTTCGCAAACATCAGTCTAGCCTGCTCTCTGGCCTGTGTCGCCGTGTACTGGGTATGCGGCCCAATTACCACACGGTACAGCTTCTGCTCCAAGCGCCGCTCAACAATGTAAATCTTCGATCTTGACGTGACTCGCACTGCAAACCCGATCAACTCCGAGTCACGGTAGATCTTCTGCCCCTTCTCGACCAGGGGCAGACTGTCTACAAAATTTTTGTTGATCTTGGGCATAAAGACTGGCTGCAAACACTGACAGTCAAAAGCCTAACCAAAAAACACCCCTCCAGTCTACAAAGAGTCTACAAAGCACAAAAACCATTAAAAAAAATTCATGAATATCAATTATTTGATTGAACTTCTCCTAAAAACGCCAGTTCTGCCTTGGTTGTCAACCTCAAGAAGCTGTCCCCTAGATACACCAACAAATGCCAACAGTTGCGTTGTCATCCAAAAAAAACATAGTCCCATGTACGGACAAGTACCAACATGGTGCAACAATCGTGTAGTCTACAAAGCAGTCTACAAAATTTTGTAGACTGGGTTTAGGCATGCCCTATCTATCCAGAGACTGAGTGCACCCGCACCTAGATGGCTTTGTGACAGGAGGTTGAACATGATCCGGGCATTGATGCTGTCTGCCCTGCTGCTGGCCGGCCAGGCAACCGCGGCTGACACAGCCAGCAATCCGTTTGGAACCACACTCTCCCCGCCAAAGCCCGCCCAGTGCGGGCTTTTTCATGCCCCCGCCTCAAAGTGCATCCAGTCGTAGTCACGCTCGCGCCCGAGGCTGACAAAGCCATGCCGGTAGAAAATATCAATCATGGCCTTGTACTCAGGCCGGGCAAATCGGGCTGTTTTGTGAGTCTCGCGCAGCTGGTTGCGGGCCGGGTCAAGGTCAATGGCAATGCCCCAGCTGTGGCGTGACCAGTCTGAACCGCCGCGCATGGCCCGGAATGCGAAGCAGCCACCGTACAGGTCGATCCCCAACTGCTGGATCTTCGGCAGGCCGTACACCTGCAGGATCTCGGCAAAGATAGCTTGTAGCTGCTGTGCAACCAGCCGATGGCAGCGCAGCTTGCGCACTGTGGTTTTTGGGTCCCATGCAATGCGCATGGGATACGGCAGGTCGATGGTGACCAGATAGACGCCTGCTGCGTCCGGCTGGCCGTATCGCTGCTTGATCTGTGTCGTGCTCAGTTGTGGCATGAGGCCTCTCCAAAAAAGAAGCCCGCTCAGCGGCGGGCGACATGCGGCTTGGTGCGTGGTGGCGGTACTGGACACACCTTGGGATGGCGCAGCAGCTGGCGCTGGCGCTTGGCCGTGGCCCAGACTGCGAAGGCCTGCCCAATTGCTGCAGACAAAAACATGCCCTGAATCGACGGACACAGCGCCGACGCAAACGCGAAAAACCCGCACAAAAACCGCAGGAACTGCTCCCAAAAAACAGGATCGTCCTCTGTGCAGATCCACTGGCTGTAAAGCGATTTTCCAGCAATCCACATGTGCACCAGCCCCAGCACCAGCAGCGCCAGCCGAGCCGTCATCAAAAGATCAATTTGCATCGTTGCTGCCCCCAAACTGTCCGACCTGCCGCCCCTGCACCAGCAGGATCAGGATCGGGCCGGAGAACGCCCCGGCGAATGCACTCACAGCAATCCCCAGGCCCAGCCACAGCTGGCTGGAGGCCGCAACGGCCCAGCCAAAGCCCATCACCAAGCTGGTCAAAAACCGCGCCCACGTTGGCCACAGCTTCACCGTTGCAAACCGGACCGGAGGCTCCACCCGGCAGCCCACCGCCGCACCGATCAGCGTCGCCAGCGCCGCTGACGCCACAGACAGCTCCCAGCTGTAGTGCGCTGCCCACTGCTGCCCAGCACCTGCCCATGCCAGCACGGGCACAGCCAGCCCCAGCGTCAGGGTACTGACATGCAGCAGGATGTACGCAGGCAGTGGCAAGATAATCCGCCCCATAACTTCCCTCTCCATAAAAAAAGCCCCCTATCAGGGGGCATCAAATCGTTACGGCCAGCTCAGGTGAGAACAACCACCCTACGCCGCCCCAAACATCCTGCGCCGCGACGCGCAGGTAATAAGTTCCCGCCGAGAGCCCGCCCACCGTGGCCGTAGTCCCCGTGCCAACCCATGCCGGGCTGGCCAGCGCCGGATCGAAGCCAGAACTGGTGGACACGCACAGCACATAGTCCTGCAGATCCACGTCATTGCAGGCGGACCAACTGGCCGTGATGCTGCTGGCCGTGGTGGTGGCCGACAGTCCCGAGACCGCCACCGGAACCGGATTGCTGACGGCCAGCTCGGCATAGCTGCCCACATCGCCCCCGGCGACCGCTGCCACCCGCACCGTGAATGACCGGGCCAGCCCATCGGCGCGCGCCTGCTCCAGCGAGTAACCAGCCCCAGGGCTGGTGCTGCTCACTGTGCGCTTGGTGGTGCCACCGGACAGAATCTGCACCGAGTAGCTCTCCGCCCCATCGACCGGCAGCCAGATCACATCAAAGCGGGTGCCGGTGAATGGCGCCTGCAGGGCCAGCCCGGCCACGCTGGCCAGCGCACCACCGGCCAGCGTGTGGCTGTAGGCGGTGACGTCGGCGAGCGTCTGCATCCGCTCCATGACCGAGTTGAACGACAGGAACTTCAGGAAGATCGTCTGACCGACCAGATCGCGCCGGAACCCATACTGGAACAGCGCCTTGTCGAGCCTTGCGAACGGTGCCCCGGCTGGATGGTCCGCTGCCGCCCCACCCTGCCGACCGCGCAGCACGCCGGACAGCGCATAGCTGCCCGCCGCACTGCCCAGCACCGCCCCCTGATAGCTGACCAGTTCGCCGCCCACATAGCACAGCGTGGCTTCGGCCTGCGCCTCGATCAGCGTCCCGGCATGGATCTCCTGCCCGGTATTTAGCTGGACCTGCAGGGCCGTATCCGCAGCCGCCA